ACACACTCAAGACAGAATAAGAGGTGTTAAGGGTTCAAAGGTTCTAAGAACCAAAAAAATAAAAATGAGTAATTATTATAATAACATGTATCAATATTTTTGTAGTCAAGGTTGTTATGATGATTTCGCAAACGCAAACATACAACAAATCATTGCGATTGCACCTAGAACCGAGCCACTTGAAACACCGATTGAGGTTACAAAAATCAAGCACCCAGAAATAACACACAATCAAGATTCGGGTTATTCATGGACGCAACGAGCGTGGACAGAAACTCAAATTAAAGAGTGCGACAATAATGACAATGGCTCTTAACGAGCCATTGTGTTAAGATTAGGAAATTAATCAAAGGAGTAAAAATGACACCAAAAGATAATGATCCAATGGTAAGAATAGCTGATGCCTTAGAAGAAATTTTGCGACTAGTAAAACAAGACATGCAAGATAGTAAGGCTCGTATTACTGAACAATGGGACAAGGAATTGGATAAGAAAGATTTACCATTTCCAGAAGTGGAATAGGTGTGACACAATGCGCAATGGCGGACAACCCGCCATTGTGCTAAGATACGATTATTAACTTATAGGAGAAAATATGAAAGTAAAACAAATAAAAAACTTTAAAATGAATGACATCACTTACAAAAAAAGAAGACAAGTAATTGATTTAATTTATGAAGCAAAAAAAGAAATTAAAGATTTACCTAGAATAGAAGTTAGAATCGGAGAAGCCAGAGATCATAATGTTTTAGGTGTAGCCAAATTAAGTAGAAATCAAATTTGGATTACTGACAGAGTTTTAAACATGAGTGAAGACGCTTTGAGAAATGTTGTGTTTCATGAAATCGTACACGCTGTAACAGGCTTCGGGCATGATGAAAAATGCCCATTAATGAAATCTACAATGGATGGATATTTGTTAAATAAAAAGGAGTGCATGATGTATCTAAAATCATACATCAAACATGGTGTGACAAAATGTGCAATGGCGAGTTAATCGCCATTGTGTTAAGATACGATTATGAAAACAAAAAAGAAAAAAGATAATTCAAAACCAAGTGATGAGTTCACCAACTGTAGGTGTTGTGGTGAATACATCAAGGGGGATAATAGATCCACTAGCGATAAAAGATATTGCATGGATTGTGCATAGAATTAACAACCTCCTAGTGTTAATATAACGCATGCGACAAAATGTCGCATGCGGCAAAATGTCGCAGGCGCCTGCGGCGCCGGAACCGACTCGCTCGCTTCGCTCGCTCGAGATTCGATAGAGGTACCAACACGTTTCTAACATTTGAACTTTCTCGCAAATTCTATTTGCTTGTAAATTACAGGAGTCTCTATATACTTAGTAATATATAAGGTTTTATATATAAGTAACCCTAAAATACTTTTGGTTATTTGAAAACATATCTGAAAAAATTTTGCAAAATTTTTTTTCGAATGCATTTATGGATAAAGAAAAATTAAAAAATTTAGATAAGCTGCCGCCTGATGTAAAAAGGCAATTTGCTCTTTACATGAATAAATGGAAGGAAAAGAAAAAAGAAGCAGATATTAAAAATGATTTTATGGCCTTTGTAAAACATGTATGGCCTGATTTTGTAGAAGGTAGACATCATAAAGATGTTGCTCAAAAATTTAATGATATTGCAAATGGTAAAACAAAACGTGTTATTATTAATATGGCACCTAGACACACTAAATCTGAATTTGCATCATACTTATTACCCGCCTGGATGGTAGGTCGTAATCCCAAACTAAAAATTATTCAATCAACTAACACAACAGAATTATCTGTAAGGTTTGGTCGTAAGGCAAAAGCTTTAATGGATACACCAGAATATAAAGAAGTATTTCAAACAAGACTTAAAGAAGATTCTCAAGCTGCAGGTAAATGGGAAACACAACAAGGTGGTGAATATTATGCTGCTGGTGTTGGTTCTGCAATTACTGGTCGTGGTGCTGATCTATTAATTATTGATGATCCACATACTGAACAAGATGCAATGAATGCACAAGCATTAGATCGAACTTATGAATGGTACACATCAGGACCTAGACAACGTCTTCAACCTGGTGGAACAATTGTAATTGTAATGACGCGTTGGAATGAAAAAGATTTAGCAGGACGATTAATTAAATCACAAAAAGAACCTAAAGCAGATCAATGGGAAGTAATTGAGTTTCCTGCGATCTTACCAAGTGGTAAACCCCTGTGGCCGGAATATTGGAACATTAAAGATTTAGAAGGAGTCAAAGCATCTATTCCTCTTTCAAAATGGAATGCACAATACATGCAGAATCCAACCGGTGAAGAAGGAGCATTAATCAAACGTGAATGGTGGCAAGATTGGGAAGGCGAGATTCCACCTTTAGAACATGTAATACAATCTTACGATACAGCATTTATGAAAAAAGAAACTGCTGACTATTCTGCAATTACTACCTGGGGTGTGTTTCATCCAACAGAAGATAGTGGTCCTTGTTTAATGTTAGTAGATTCTGTTAAAGGTAGATACGAGTTTCCAGAACTAAGACGTGTTGCATTAGATCAATACGGATACTGGCAACCGGAAACAGTTATTATAGAAGGCAAAGCATCCGGGCTCCCTCTAACTTATGAATTAAGAAAAGCAGGGATACCTGTAATTAATTTTACACCATCACGTGGTAACGATAAACATACTAGAGTTAATTCAGTATCTCCTTTATTTGAGTCTGGTAAAATATATGCACCAACTGAAATGGAGTTTGCTCAAGAAGTAATTGAAGAGTGCGCTGCATTTCCTTATGGAGATCATGATGATTTAGTAGATTCCATGACTCAAGCAGTTATGAGATTCAGACAAGGTGGATTAATTCAGCACCCTGAAGATTATGAAGATGAGCCTTTACAACAGACTCCAAAAGTGTATTATTAGACATTATGGCAATAGACGAAAACGATCCAAGATTAAAAGACATGCTTAGAGCTATCGAGCTAGGAGAGCTCCCAGAAGATTTAAATGATCCTGAAGAATATGATGATATGGGTGGTATTAAATCTTTAGATAGAGGTGCGCCATCAATTAAAATGGCATCAGAGCCAGAAGACGAATTTGAATTAGAATTAGGAACTGTCATAAAAGAATACAACGATTTAAAAGAAAAAGGTATTATAGATATTCCTATAGAAGATTTTATCAATCAGTATTTATCTAAAAAGAAAAAATCACCTAATATGCAAATGGCTGGTATGGGTAATGTTATGAAGTTATTTGACACTCCATATGGTTTTGATAGAGGCGCATTTGAAGATATGTTAATTCAATATGATGATAGTGGTGCCAAAGGAAAAGGAATTAAACTATATGAATTTGCAACAGACTTTTTAGGTATGGTTAAAAAAGATACACCAAGTGATAGATCAATGGCTATGGGCGGTGGACCTATGAGAATGCCCTATGCTGAGGGAAAATCTGTAAAAGATTTAAATGTTTATGATGTAGTAGATAAGGATAAAGAAGATGAATACTACAAAATTAAAGAAGAACAAATGCTTAGAAAATATTATCCTGAAGACTATCCACCATCTCAAAGAACTATGGGAATGGAAGATCTTAGAAAAATGATTAAAAAAGCAGAGCAGGATAAAAAAAAATTAGCTATGGGCGGTATCGCAGGAGTCCTGTAGTGCCCGACCAAGCCCCTCCTAAAAAACCTAAAAAATTTATGCCGATGTTAGACATGCTTAACACGGAAGCAGCAGTTAATACTTTGTCTCCAAAAACTTATGCTGACTATGTTGGAATCTTTTCAAGAAAAGCATTTGAGAATGGAGAGATCGATGTAGATGAATATTTAGATATTGTTAAACCATTATTTGGTGAGACGGGTGAAAAGGTAACAAAGAAAATAGAAAACTATAGAACCAATATGTTAGATGGTGGAGATACAGAATACAATGCAATGGTCACAGCTAAATATATTGAACTAGGTGGTAAAGAAGGAACGGGTATGGATATAGATTCTTTTGCAAAAGAATATTTTCCTAAGTTTGCTGATGGTGGCCGAGCACAATTTAACTCAGGCTCCCAGGATCCTGATACAGGATTAAGTGAAAGAGTAAAAGAACTTATGGATGATGGTTATGAATTTGGTCAAGCAGTAAAACAAGCTATGGAGGAAACAAGAGGAAATGACTAAGAGGTTAACTAGAACCATTCCTCCGGAATCAGGCCCCATGCCTCAGGGGTTGAATATTAATTATAATGGTGTTAAACAGATAAAACTTACGGAGAAAAAATATAATGGCAGATATAGACAAAGCACTTCCAAACGAAGTTCGAACAGAAGTTAGTATTCCTGGTGAACAAGAACTTCAAGACGAAATTGTAGAAGCAGTTGAAGAAACAGAACAATCACCTGAAGCTGTTGAAGTTTCAGAAAATGAAGATGGTTCAGTTGATATTAATTTAGATCCTAAAGCTGCATCAGCTGAAGGTAGTGATGAGCACTATGCAAACTTAGCAGAATTTTTACCTGATGATATATTAGGAAGACTAGCATCAGATTTATCTAGTAAGTATCAAGATTATACTTCTTCAAGAAAAGATTGGGCACAAACTTATACACAAGGTTTAGACCTTTTAGGTTTTAAATATAATAATAGAACAGAACCTTTTTCAGGAGCTAGTGGTGCAACTCATCCAGTACTAGCAGAAGCAGTAACACAATTTCAAGCTCTAGCTTATAAAGAATTATTACCGGCTGATGGTCCAGTTAGAACACAAACAGTAGGTATATCAACTCCAGAAAAAACTCAGCAAGCAACTAGAGTAAAAGATTTCATGAACTACGAGTTAATGGAAAAAATGAAAGAGTACGAACCTGACTTTGATCAGTTATTATTTAACTTACCATTAGCAGGTAGTGCTTTTAAAAAAGTCTACTATGACGATATGGAACAAAGAGCCGTAAGTAAATTTGTTCCTGCAGATGATTTAATTGTTCCGTACACAGCTACCTCATTAGATGATGCGGAAGCAATTATTCATCGTGTTAAAATTTCTGAAAACGATTTAAGAAAACAACAGGTAGGTGGATTCTATAGAGATATAGATATCGGAAAACCTGGAGACAAAGAAACTGAAGTTGAGAAAAAAGAAAGAGAACTTGAAGGAGTATCTAAAACTGCAAACGAAGATGTTTATACATTATTAGAATGTCATATTGATTTAGACCTCGAAGGATTTGAGGATGTAAATCAAGAGACTGGTGAGCCATCAGGAATTAAAGTCCCATACATTGTAACACTTGAAGAAAATTCACGTGAAGTTTTATCTATTAGAAGAAACTACGAAATAGGTGATGCATTAAAAAATAAAATTAATTATTTTGTACACTTTAAATTTTTACCAGGTTTAGGTTTTTATGGTTTTGGTTTGATTCACATGATCGGTGGATTATCGAGAACTGCAACTTCTGCATTAAGACAATTACTAGATGCAGGAACTTTATCTAACTTACCTGCAGGATTTAAAATGCGTGGTATTAGAATTAGAGATGATGCACAATCAATTCAACCAGGTGAATTTAGAGACGTGGATGCACCAGGTGGAAATTTAAGAGATTCATTTATGATGCTACCATTTAAAGAACCATCAGCTACATTATTAAACTTAATGGGTATTGTAGTTAACGCTGGTCAAAGGTTTGCATCGATTGCAGATTTACAAGTTGGTGATGGTAATCAGCAAGCAGCAGTTGGAACTACAGTTGCATTATTAGAACGTGGCTCAAGAACAATGTCTGCTATTCACAAAAGAATTTACTCTGCTCTTAAACAAGAATTTAAATTACTAGCAAGAGTATTCAAGTTATATCTACCACCGGAATATCCGTATGATGTAGTTGGGGGTCAAAGAGTTATTAAACAAACTGACTTTGATGATAGAGTAGATATATTGCCAGTTGCTGATCCCAACATTTTTTCACAGACTCAGCGTATTTCCCTCGCACAAACTGAGTTGCAACTGGCACAATCTAATCCACAAATGCATAATCTATATCAAGCGTATAGAAATATGTATGAAGCACTTGGTGTAAAAAATATTGATTCTGTTTTAGTTAAACCAATGCAACCTATGCCAAAAGATCCGGCGTTAGAACACATTGATGCATTAGCAGGAAGACAATTCCAAGCTTTTCCTGGTCAAGATCATAGAGCACATATTACAGCACACTTAAATTTCATGGCAACTAACATTGCTAGAAATAATCCTATGATTATGGCAAGTTTAGAGAAAAATATTTTTGAACATATTAGTTTAATGTCTCAAGAACAGATTGAATTAGAGTTTAGAGATGAATTAGTTCAATTACAACAGATGCAAATAATGGCTCAACAGAATCCACAGATAGGTCAACAAGCTATGATGATGCAACAAAAGATTGAAGCAAGAAAAGCTCAGCTAATTGCAGAGATGATGGAAGAATTTATGAAGGAAGAGAAGCAAATTACTTCACAATTTGATAATGATCCTATTGCAAAACTAAGATCAAGAGAATTAGACCTTAGAGCAATGGAAAATCAACGTAGAAAAGAGCAAGATCAAGAGAGAATTAACCTTGATAAGATGAAAGCGATGATGAATCAACAAAATCAAGAAGAAAAACTTGAACAAAATGAAGAATTAGCAAATTTAAGAGCTGATACTTCAATTGAAAAAACAATTTTAAGTAAAACTATTCCAAGCACTGACTCAATGATGAAAAATCAAGGTGGTATGATGCCTAAAGTGTCAATTATGAGAAGTGGAGACGAATAAGAATGACAAAATACTAAAAAAAGGTTAGTATAAAATAACTAAGGAGAAAAATTATGGAAAAATTAGATAAAATTGTTCAGATTAAGTCAGAAGACAAGATGAATCTTGAAATTGACTCAAGATCAAAGACAACAGCTGATGGTGCTTTCAACTATGTTCCAAAAGGTGAAGAAGTTGAAGTAAGAGGCACTAAAAGAATGCTAAAAGAGAAATCTAAAAAAGCTAAATGGATCTAACATGTGGTTTCAGGCAATTAAATTAGCCGTTTCTGCTGGAAGTAAGATTTACGCTAATAAACAAAAAGCAAAAGTCGCAATGTCAGATGCACAATTACTGCATGCTGAACGTCAAGCTCGAGGTGAGGAAGCTTACCAAGGAAAATTGCTAGAAGCGAGACAATCGGATTATAAGGACGAGGCGGTTCTCGTAATTCTCACGTTGCCCATATTGGTGCTTGCATATGGAGTCTTTTCAGACGACGCACAGGCGATGGACAAGATAAAAGTGTTCTTTGACCATTTCCAGTCGCTCCCGTCATGGTTCACAAATTTATGGATCCTTGTAGTTGCGAGTATTTATGGTATAAAGGGAACACAAATATTTAGAGGAGGAAAAAAATAATGAGAAAAAAGTTTGGTAACGGCGGCAATGGTCTAACTAAAGCACAAAAAACTTTACCACCAGAATTAAAAAAGAAAATTTTAATGTCTAAAGGTAAAAAGAAAAAATCTAAGTCAATGATTAAAAAAGCAATGGATATTGCGTAATGGCTAAACTATGTGCAAAAGGCAAAGCAGCAGCTAAGAGAAAATTCAAAGTATATCCTTCAGCATATGCGAATATGTATGCTTCAGGAGTTTGCTCAGGCAAAATTACACCAGGTGGTAAAAAAGGAAGTAGAAAAAAAGCTGGCAATGGTGGTTTGATGGCAGGCATGGCTAGAAAAAGAAGAGCAAGTTGTGCGTAGGAATTTTGCAGAAGGTGGTTTAAGAAAATGGGTATCAGAGAAATGGGTAGACATTGGAGCACCGAAGAAAGACGGAAAATATCAACCATGCGGGAGAAGCAAAGGGAGCAAGAGGAAATATCCAAAATGCGTACCACTTGCAAAAGCCACACGGATGTCAAAAGGGCAAAAGGCGAGTGCTGTCAAACGAAAAAGAGCTGCAGGTAATCCTGGAGGAAAACCAACTAACGTAAAAACATTTGCATAATGAATTTAGAAAAAGATTTACAAAGATTAAAAAAAGAAAAAGCATTAAAAGAATCTGCTATTGCACAACTTAGAAAAAGAAGTAAGGATTCTGTTGCAAGACCAAGAGCAGAAAAAAATATATTAACTGATAATCCAGAAATGCAAAAAATATAATGACAATTAGAAAAACTACTAAAGGTAAAAACGCAAATTACCGGCCAACAAAATCTGGAGCTGGAATGACAGCTAAAGGTGTAAGAGCTTACAGGGCAGCAAACCCTGGATCAAAATTAAAAACTGCAGTAACAGGAAAAGTAAAACCTGGATCAAAAGCTGCGAAACGTAGAAAGTCATATTGTGCGAGATCACTCGGACAACTTAAACGATCTTCTGCTAAAACAAGAAATGATCCTAATTCTAGAATCAGACAAGCAAGAAGACGTTGGAAGTGTTAGATAGATTAATATATAGATTTTGTGGTTTTTTAGATGATGCAGTTTCTTTTGTAGAAACTTATATTATCAAAATGACAGAATGGTGTTGGAGTATAAGATTAAAATTATTAAATAAAAGGAGAAAGAGCAATGCAAAACGAAGAGTTAGTAATATTAAATAAACTACAAAAATTCTTAAAAGAGTCTTATGTAAGTATTGGAGATAACATGATTGGTGGTGGTATTGACAATATGGAAAAATACAAGTATATGATGGGACAGGCACATGCCTATTTAAGAATATCACAGGAAATATCATCCCTGCTAAACCCTAAGAAGGAGAAAAAAAATGATACTGAAAGACCAGAAAACGTCGTCGACTTCGGAAGCCCCAAAAGTTAAATCAGCTTTATTAGATAAATACGAAGAAGATCATAAAAAAGAATTAGATGGTTATGAACGTCTAAAGAAAAAAGAATCAAGTAAATTACCTAAACCTACTGGATGGAGACTTTTAGTTTTACCATTTAAAATGCCAGAAAAAACTAAAGGTGGATTATATTTAGGACAAGATACTTTGGAAAGACAACAAGTAGGTTCTACTTGCGGTTTGGTTTTAGAAATGGGACCACATTGTTATGACAAAGAAAAATTTCCTGAAGGTGCTTGGTGTAAAAAAGGTGACTGGGTAATTTTTGCAAGATATGCTGGATCAAGAATACAGATAGATGGTGGGGAAGTAAGATTGCTAAATGATGATGAAGTTTTAGCAACCATCGATAAACCCGAAGATATACTTCATCAATATTAATCATAGTAACACTGGGAGGAAACTATGCCTGACTTAGAAAATAATAAAGTCGATATCGATACATCAGGGCCAGCAATGGACGTCGATATAGCTGAAGAAAAAGACTCAGCTGAAATTCAACAACCTGAAGTAAAAGAAGAACCAACAGTAAGACCTGTTGTAGATGAAACAGTACCTGAAGATAAAACTCATGAAAATGAACGTGAGATTAAATTAGAAGAAAATGTTTCAGAAGAAAAAGAAGATCCAAAAAAAGATGAACTTCAAGATTATTCAGACAGCGTTCAAAAAAGAATAGCTAAACTGACTAAGAAATGGAGAGAAGCAGAACGTCAAAAAGATGAAGCTTTAGTTTATGCTAAATCAGTTTTAACTGAAAAAGAAAAAGCAGAACAAAAGTTATCTAAGATGGAACCAAGTTTATTAAAAACTACAGAAGATAGTATTAAATCTGGTTTAGAATCTGCAAAAGCAAAATTAGCTGCAGCAAGAGAAGCTGGAGATATTAATGCTGAAGTAGAGGCTCAATCTTTAATTTCTGAATATGCATATAAACAAGCTAGATTTACTGAAGCAAAAGCTGAACAAGAATTATATGCTAAGAAAAAAGAGACAGAAGTTCAACAACCTCAAGTTAATTTACAACAAAGACAACAAGCAGCACAGGGTACACCTGATCCAAAAGCTGAAGCATGGGCCCAAAAAAACTCATGGTTTGGTCAAGATTCAGCTATGACTTATACTGCCTTTGATCTTCATAAGAAATTGACTGAACAAGAAGGTTTTGATCCAAGTAGCGAAGAGTATTATTCTGAAATAGATAGAAGAATAAGACTTGAATTTCCACAGAAATTCGCTAAAATAGAACCCACGGAAACGACTAAGCCTGTACAGACAGTTGCATCTGCAAAAAGAAGTACTAAATCTGGTCGCAAAACTGTGAGACTCACACCTTCACAAGTAGCAATTGCTAAAAAATTAGGTGTGCCACTAGAAGAATATGCGAAACAATTAAATATCACGAAGGAGGTATAAGCATATGGAAAACGATAACGATATAAGAACCTCGCGTGCGAGTCAAACTAGAGAAAAAGAATCTAAACCAAAAGTTTGGACTCCACCATCAAGTTTAGATGCACCCCCTGCGCCAACAGGATTTATCCACAGATGGATAAGAGTTGAATCATTAGGCTTTCAAGACACTAAGAATGTTTCTGGAAGAATAAGATCAGGATACGAATTAGTAAGAGCTGATGAATATCCAGACTCAGAATTTCCAATTGTAGATGATGGCAAATATAAGGGAGTGATCGGAGTTGGTGGCCTTGTGCTGGCAAGGGTACCGGAAGAGATCGCAAGACAACGTGCTGAGTATTATAGAAAACAAGCTCAGGAAAACGTTGAGGCAGTAGATAACGATCTTATGAAGGAGCAGCACCCAAGTATGCCTATCAATATTGATAGACAAACTCGTGTAACCTTCGGTGGCTCAAAGAAAAGTTAATTTTTTAACAATTCCTAACCGCCGGATAAACTAATAAAATGTCTATAAGGAGGACACAACTATGGCTAATCAAGATAGCGCATTCGGTCTAAGACCGAGTGGAAAAGTTGGTCAGAATAGAGACAACCAAGGTTTATCTGAATACTCAATAGCTGCATCTGCATCTGCGATCTACCAAAATGATCCAGTTGAGATGGCAAACACAGGTACAATTACTGTGGCTGCTGCAGCTGATGTGTTATTAGGATCACTTACTGGTGTTTTCTTTACTGATGCAACAACGGACAAACCTACTTATGCGAATCATTTGAACGCAGGTAACACTGCAACCGATATTATCGGTTTTGTATCTGATGATCCGTATCAAAGGTTTGAAATACAAAGTGCTGGTACACCTGCG